CGTTCCGGGGCCTAGAACGCCGCCAACAGGCACGGCAATCGCCCCAGCAACCTCGCCCGCTGTCGATGCAATCGGATGCGCCTCGCGCCCGTCTGCAAGCCTTTGACGCTCATTCGCGACTGTCAGATTGTAAGCCTTCGTGGCGTCGCCCGGCTCGCCCTGATACGTCTCATAGAGAATGCGTGCAATACCAGCTACGGCAGCGGCAGGCATCGTTGCGGGGAGATTCTTGATAACTTGTTTTGCCGGTTCTGGCAGGAAGTCTAGGCCAGCAAGACCGGCACTTGTCGCGCCCTGCAATTCATCGCCAAACCCAAACGATGCGCCCTGCAATGCACCGCGCGCCACAGATTCGGCAACGCCAGGGGCTTCACGCTTTGGAGCAGGTTCGCCGGTAAAGCGATCATTGAAACTATCCGATCCGACATAGAGCTTTGTCGAGGCGCGCGGGTCTTTTTGTTCCGCCTGTTGCGGCTGGCCCTGCGGGATTAAATCATCGAATGACAGATCGCCGGTCGCTGGCTTACGAGCCTGCGCGCTCATATCCGTTGTACGCGGGACAGGTCGGCCATTCTCAAATGTAGCCATTGCGTCCGCCATCTTGGCGCGGGTTGCCGGATCGCGCAAATCAATCGGCTGATTAGGATCGACACCGATAGAGCGCGCCACATGGGCCGCATAAGCGGTTACCGGGTTTCCATCGCTGGATGGCGCCCAACGATTGATAACACCCGCCACGGTATTAATGCCGTGTTTCTGGCCATACACGTTTAGGAGATTTTCAGCCGCCGCGAATCCTTGATCCGGGGACTCAAACCGCGCAAACCGCCCATCTGATCCTGAGAAACCCGGCTGCGATTGCGTGAACGAACCCGCCTCGATGTTCAGCGGATTGTTGTTTCTGACGCCACGCGGCTGCGCTCCGCCACCATTGGGTTGAGCGGGGATCAGGTCGTCAAATGAAAGATTCATTAAAGCCCCGAAGGATCAATGCCATTTTGTTGAAGGCGCTGCATCACCGCATTGCGGTCCGCGCCGCGCGCAATAGCCGCTCTTGCAGCATCGAGCGGGCTCCCTGTCTGTTGTTGAGCCGGAGCCTGCGAAGGCTGGCCGGACATTCCGCCGCCCTGCTTATAATAATTACCGCCACGCAATTGATTCATGCGTGCGTCGAGGATTTGCTGCTGACGACTGGCCAGCGTCTGCATGCGCTCGATTGACTTTAGTTTTAGATCAACAGGCAATTTAGGATCGGAGATGATCCTTTGAAACTCTGCCATTTCGCGATCCGTTGAAGCGCCCTTCAACGTCTGCGACATATTCTTGATAGCTTCACCGGAAAGGATTTGCCCTAGCTCCACTGTGGCCTTTGATTTGCCCTCATCGAGAACATAGCCCGCGCCGGGAACGCTCGCTCCAATCGTGCCGAGCCAATCAGCGCCATACCCTGTAAATGCCTTAGGTGCGAGTTCCTTGGCCCTGTTGAGAACGTCAATTGTCGATCTGAGTTTCGCCGTTTCGTCCTCGGCCTCAAAGATTGCCTTCTTGTCGGTTGACGAAAGATCGCGCGCCGCCGATTTCTCTGCGTTCACGGCACGCAAATAAGCGGGGTCATTTGGGCCGCCCGGCGTAGGGGCAAGTCCGCCTTGTGGCGTCCGCTGCCAACCCGGCATAACCTTGCTGCCCTCAATTGTCGCATTGAATTGCTTTTCTTGCAGTCCGAACGAGCGATCTTGATTTTTCTGCGCCCGATCCGCTTCCTGCCGTCGCCAATCCCTATCAGCTTGATTGTTGAACACATTGGCAATCGCCGTCATGCCCTGCGTGTCACCGATATTCATCAGCTTGGCAATCGCGCTTTGATGATTACCGGCTGCAAAATCTTGCGCCGCGCCCTGTCTGGCGGCTTGCAGTTCTTCTTGCTTCCGGTAGTCGCGCGTTTGCTTATATGCTTCGTTACCGGCCATCAAAGATTGCAGAACATTCGGTACGGCAATATCAAACGGATTAGCCATTATTTCTTGCCCCCGAAGTACCAGCCCCCAATGGTCGTACCAAGGTTCATCAAGTTCTGCATGCCCGCCGACAAAGCGTTACCGCCTGCAACGATGCCCTGCCCGACAGTTCCGGCATTCTGCATCCCGCCCTGATAAGCCGTGTTCTGCGCGCCAAACTGGCCTTGGAGGCCCTGCCCGATGGTGTTGGTTTTCATGCCGGTAGCCTGCAGGTTCTGGCCCATAGCTTGGCCTTCGCCACGCTGGAAGCGGTCAAACCAATTACCAAACGTGCTATCTGCAAGGCCAGTTCCAAATCGCATCAGGTCTTTCGACTGCCGCCCGGATTGCGTCATGCCGCGCGCTGCACCAGAGGCATCAAGCGCGCGAACACCTTGATCCATGTTGAACTGATAGCCGGGAAGATCGCGAACAGATGACGGATTTTGCAACAGGCGCATCAGCGCATCGTGCATCGCCGTGCCGGATTCCCCGGTTTGCTGAATGACGCCGTTGTAATTGTTCGACAGCTCGCGCATGCCAGAAGCGTATTGATTGCCATAGCCAAGCAGCGCGCGGATATTGCCAAGCTCCTTGGCGTCCCTATCGGCGGCGGCCTGTTGAGCCATTTTCTGCTGATCGGTGCCAAGCAGCGTTCCCAAGAAGCCCATATGAGCTATCCTTTATCGTGTCGTATGAGTGGAGATAATTTCGTTGATCTTGTCGATCACGTCCGCAAGCGTCGCGCCTGTCGATAGCAATGCGATTTGCCCCAACGCCATTTGGCGACGATCCATCGAATCAAGGAATTGTGTGTCTGCTTCGTTTCGTTCGGGGACATAAGGGACGCGGGAATATCGGCGTTCTGTCATTGCTGCATGTCGCTTTGGTTCGCGCCATACATCAGCGCGGCAAGTGGTGATGCCGATGCGCCCGCAAGGCCATATTTTTTCAAGATGTCGATGATCTTGTCGTCAAAAACGACATAATTGCGGCTTCCTTCGCCTGCACCGCGAGAGCCTTGGTCTAGGTATTTGATGCCGGGGATTCCGGCTTCATTCAGTTGTCGGCTAATTTCCTGACGATCGCCGTTGGCTAGAGCCTGATATATTCGAGAGCCGCTGGCTGTATATTCGAGACCATTTTCTTTAGTTGGAGACGCAAGCAGAAGGTCATCTAGGTATCGGTTTGTACCGGGTGGCGAGAATTTTTTATTAACCACGTCACGAGCAGCTTGTGGCTGCTGGCTCAACGGCTTATCCCAATCAAGGAAGTGAGCAGGGTCGGCGTTGATGTTGACTTCGTACATGCGTCCGGGGTTCGCCGAATGCACCGCAAGTTTTGCGGCATCCTCTTGAATGCCATATGCCTGCATAATTCCTCGGACAGCAGCATCTTTGTCATAACCAGAGTCGATAAACGATTTAGCAGCTGCAACATGCGCTTGATTTGGATACGCTCTTACACTCCCAGCCGGGATGCGCCCGGATATGGCATCGCGGTATGCCCGCGCTACCGCTTCATTGTCCGCAAAATACAGCCCGTGGCCGTAAACCTGTGCCCCTTCGCCCGTGCCGATCTTAGATAGATCGAACTTTTCAAAATCATGAGGCGAGCCGTGATAAGCCTTAATCCCGGACCTTAACGAATTTGCCTCTGCCGGGACCGCACCGGCACCTAACGTTACAAGCCCAGCAAGATCGGCGGACCGATTGATGATTTCCGGGTTTGTGTGACCGTCATCACCATACATCGAAACCTTGCCTTGATAGACATCGCCCGGCAACATTAGTGCAGACAGAGCATCTTGAGCCATCCTAGCGGGCCATGTCTCAGTCATTAAACGATTGAGAAATGTCTTCTCGCTCATCGTTTCAACGGCCTCACTTCCACGTCATTACCAACAAGCGACCGAACAACTGGATCGCTGATCCGCAATCGAAACACCATGCCAAGCGGACCAAACCGGCCCAACCTTCGCGCCGTCACCCGAACACGATCACCGCGCATTCCAATCGACAAATGACGCGCCGCCGAAAATGTATTGCCACCGTCTTTTGAGACAGACAGCATAACAACCGGCTCATAGCCCTGTTCTGTGCTTGTGACCTTGCCGTATCCGGTCGCAAGATCGAAATGCGCCACGCCAACAATCCCGCCATTCGGGAAGGCGTGAAGGGGCGGGCTATCGACGCCCCAAATCAGTGGGTTGCCATCTTCCTCGAACGAGTCGCTATCGAGATAGAGCAGCTTCCCCGACAGAGTGTCGCCAAAGATATGCTTGCCCCAGGCGCGGGTTGAAAACCGCGCGCGCCACTTGTCCATGCCGTAGGATTGGCGATTGTGCCATGTATTGGTCGCAGCGTCGTAAACGCGCGTCCAGTCCGTGCCGGACAGGGTAACAAACGAGTGACCTTCCGAATTATGTGCGAACGCTACAATGCCGGATTGATTGGCATCGTTCTGAATCAGCCGCTCGATGCCGTGATTTGAAATGCGCTGCACCTGCCCGCCGTTAAGACGGTAGACAACACCATCACTCCCGACGAAAATCAGCGTGTTGTCAGATTTCACCTTGGCGTCGCGCGCAAGCAAGCCCTTTTGAATGGCCTGCGTCGTAATAGGCTCAAACGGAAAATCTGAATTACCCGTCAGCCGCCACGGCTCAATTGTTCCGGTCCCGAACAGGTAGAGCGTGCCGCGATCATATTCCAAGCCAACCAGCTTATCGCTGGCCTGTTCGGCGGTCGCAAAATCAGTTCCATCCACCGCAGAACAATCGTTCAGCGACGATAGAAAGAAGCGCCCATCCTCGATGCCATAGGCTGTATAGCCGCCTGCGTTGACCTGCGCGATAGGCGTCGGCAAATCAACGTCCGTTACCGTCCTGACGCTATCAGCCTCGATATAGTACGTGCCGGAAGCGCTTAGGACCGAGATTTGCGCCGGGTCCGCCTGATTGCGGCTGATCTGCACAACGTCATTGCCGGGGATTGTCCCAACGCGCGTTGCCGTCGCAGTCGATCCATCATAAGTGATCTTGTAGGCACTGTTGGAGTGCACCGAATAAATGCAGTCCAAGTCCTCAAGATACTGGAATCCGCGCGTTGGCGTATCTGTGATTTCAACAAATTCCGACAAACCATAATCAGGAAGAATAGCTATATTGCCCTTCGCATCACTGCCCTGCTGTTCAGCGTAGGCATTGATTAGCTTGGCATCGCCCTGATATTTGTATTTACTTGAATTTGATTGAAACGGGACGGGAAGCGCCGTCATTAGAGCGGCATCCCACGGGTTACGCGCGCCGTCCTCGGAGTACCACCAAGCGGATTTGCGAGTAACATAAGAGACGCCTCTGCGTCCCGCATCGCAAGTTGAGCGGTCGCAATGTCAGACAATCCAAAAGACGGGGCCACAGCCAGCCCGACACGACGAGAAAGCGCGGTCAGATATTCCTGAGGGATAGACACCTCCGAACCATTCCAAATTGGAAGCCCCAAGGCACCAAGCAGCGCGATTTCCGAATCGCACGTCTCCTCGGCCCATTCCTGATCAGAGGCGCTAGGCGTTTCATCCGCGCCAACTAGGCCCAAATCTTTCAACACTCGCGTTGCAAGATCGGAACGGGAAAAGGTTGTCATGACACCACCCCAAGAAAATGGGGTGCACCGACATGATGCACCCCGTTCGTGTCAAAGTTAGGCCGTGCCGCTCAAGCGCGTGGCAAGACGAGGATCAATCGCCTTAACGCCATAGAGAACGTCAAGACGATACGAGCTTTCGTCATTTGTGCCGTCATAGACCGGGACAACGCGCACCGAAATGCCGTTGTAGGTCTGGCGGGCCACGTCAACGGCACCGGGCGGCTTGATCAGAGGCACCATAACAAGCGCAAAAGCGTTCTTATGGAACACAAGATTCTGCCGGTAGCCCGTACCGCCCGCACCAACAACGGTGATAGCAGCGTTGTCAGCAGGAGCCGCGCTCACATTCTGATATGCACCAGATGTGATGATCGCCGGATAGATCGTCAGCGCAGCCGGTCCAGTCGAAGCACCCGAATTCGCGTCAGCGGTCACGGTGAACTGCTTGAGGAACGGAAGTGTTGCTTTCGTCACCGGATTGACGTCATAGACGTTCGCAATAGTGAACACGTCGCCAGCCTTGAGAATGCCGGTCGTGGAGTTCGTCCAGCCGTCAGTGTTCAAGGTCTGCGTCATCGTGTCCTTGACGGTAGCGTAGGTCGAAACCTGCGCAGCGCCGTTAACCAGCGGAGTGCCGGTTGCCACGCCAACGGTATGCGTCGGAATGTTCTGCGACATGAACGTGTCAACGCCGCCGATCATGCCAAGCGAACCATTGCGATAGGCACCCTTAGCCGCGTCCTGAATATACAACCCAGTCTGCGAGCCAAGCAGGCCCCAATGATCGGCAGGAGACATGAGCGCCGCACGATCCGGCGGAACCGCCAATTCGTCGAGACGCTCAGGAGCTTTTGCAAAATCAGTGTAGGCGTTGACCGTCTGGCCCGGCGTACCAACCCAGTTCGGGACGCTGGAATAAAGCGCCAGCACGTCCTTATCGATCTGATTGGCAAGCTGGATCATCGCCGGTTTCATGACGCGATCCGCAAGCTCGCCAATCTTCAAGGTCAAATCCTGAGATGTGAACTTGAAAGCAACGTGCTTGCGCTTGTTGATCTGAATGGTCGTCTTGCCCTCGACCACGTCCTGCGTGGTCATGGTCGCGCCATCCGTCACGGTGAAATCGGTGGGCTTACGAATGGAAATCGTGTCGCCAACCTCATAGCCGTTGATCTTCTTGTCGAACTCATTCTCATAGCCGCGATAAACCTGCTTCGCGGCAACAAGGTTGTTGTCGAGCATCATCACCGCTTCTTTAGCGATAATGTCAGCCGTCAATGTGGTGTTAGCCATTGGAATAAAGCTCCATCAGGCGAGCGCGAGGGCTCGCACGGGGACCGCGCGCATCACTGCGGGCAACCCATTGTTGGGAATGGCCTCAGCCCTTCCAACCGGAAGCACGTTTTGCAACATATTCGTCCATGCTTGCTTTCGATGGATCGAATGTTGACTTTGTGCCGCCGCTTAGTGGTTGAATTGGCTTCTTGGCCTGTGTGGTTCGCTGCGAGGGACTCGACAGTTTTGCCTCAAGCACACCGATCTCACGCGCTGCGGAGAGTGGCGCGAGCGAATTAAGCTTTGTCGCGATGGATGGATTTTTTGCGAGGAAGTAGACCAATTCAGGCCCACGCTCGGATTCCATCAGGATATGGCGGACAGGTGGTGAAAATTCTCCACCGTTTTTTGCATAACCCGCAATGACGGAATCGAAGTCCTTAATCCGCTCCTTGACCTCTGATGCGCGCTCCTCAAAGTCAGAAACAACCTCAACGGAAGCTTCGCGCGCTCGGCGCTCGCGTTCCTCGGATATTTCTGATTCTCGTATCGCCCGAAATTCCTTCCTCACCGTGTGAGCCATGACCGCCCGTTGATAGGCGTCATAATCACCGTTGAAGTCGTCAAACTTCGGTTCCGGGTCTTGTTCGGCAGTTACCTTGGCTGGTGCCGCTCTTTCAACTTCGGCGAGCCTTGCTTCCGCCAGCATCGCGCGGCGCTTCATCCGGTCGTAACCGGAGCGCCGTTTCGGCTTATCTTCGCTTTCCGCTTCGGATTCGTCAGGCTCGGAACCTTCGTCCGGGGCTTCCTGATTTTCTTCCGTCGCGGCCTTGTCAGTCGTCTCCGTAGACTCCTGATTAGACGTTTCGCTTTCGGCAGGCGCGGCTTGCGCTTCCCGCTCGTCAGTCTGGTTGTCAGTCCCTTCGTCAGTCATGTGTGATCCAAATAAAAAAGCCGCCCTGAGGCGGCCTGTTCATCGTGCGGCGTTCACCGAATGCAAACGCCTTGCTACGAAGCCTTAATAAGCGACGTCCTGCCCTTGCTGGCCTGAATAGAGGCGCTGCAACTGAGCCATTTTTGTCGCCAAATCTGCTTGCTTGATCTGATATTCAAGCTCATTCATGCGCTCTTTATGAGCCATATCCATTTGTGCCGTTTCACCGCTGATCTGCATCGACTGCGAAACCTGTTCGGCACGCGCCATCTTTTCGGGATCAACTGGCGGGCCTTGCGGCTCCTGCATCGGCATCGGTGCCTGTTCGCCACCCTCTTCCGCCTGTTCGGCTTGAAGAATTTGCGGCGGCAACATGATTTTCATGCGCTGCGAAATCTTGTCGGCCATTGGCCAATCCTGCATCTTTGCAAGAAGGTCCAAAATAAGCGGCGCAGCATTCGGGACGGACCGGACAAACTCGGTAATACTCTCCCGCGCTTCTTCACGCTTTGTCGAATAGGAAGGCCCGGTTTCCGTAACAACATCATACGAGCCGGTAGTTATGTCGTTCAGCACGATTGGCTGGCCGTTCTCGTCAACAATCGGGAATCCAGAATCGTCCTGCTGTTGATTGATCTTGAGAAGATCAATCTTCCCGTCCTCTCCGATAATTCTGATTGTCCGCTGCGTGTCGTAAACATGCGGGATAAGATCAATGAGGATTTTTCCAACCTGATTGATCGCCCGCGTGAAATTGTCGATAAAAACGTACGTCCCGACATCGCCTTCACGCTGACGCGCCAAAATCGCCTTGCCGCTCGTCTCATTCGAGCGCGCGCCTAAGGAGGCATCATAAATGCCGATGATTTTGCGCATATCGTCGTTTGCAAGCGCTAGCCCGTCCGCGATCCCCTGCGATGATACCGGGGGCTGCACACGCTGCGGCGAAGCTCCACCGTTCAGCTTATCAGGGTTGTAAATCAGATATGGAAGGTTGCGAGTGTTCGCCGCGTTCCAAAGGTCCTGATATTTTGCAACATTGGCCTCAGTCACCATGAACGGCGCTTTTGGCTGCAATGCAACGATTTCGGTATGAGCAGACGCATAGTAATTATACATGCGTTGCGCTGGCTTTGCGTCGCGCACGATACCCTTGCGGCTGACTCGCTTGCCGATCCTGATTTCCTTGCCGATCATCGGCACAATCGGGATATAGCGTCCCGGCCATTCCTCTGGCCCCTCAAGAACAGAGGTTGCAGTTACAAGATACCGGCAAACCTTGTATGTCTCGCGCTCCTCGACGCGCCCCCCCATAGCCTCAACAATAACGCGCTTTTCCTGCGCGCTATGCTCGGCGTCATCTTCCGTCAGATCAACTGTCTTGCCGTCAGCCGTCAGCCCCAACAAAATCTTGCGCGGCTTTTTGATCCAATATTCCGCAACACGCACGGTATCGGTCGTTACCCATTCCGAATAATAGGCCCACGACTTAACCGCACCCTCCATTTCGACCGGGCTTGCGTCCGGGAATCTCTCCTCGAAAGCGTCCCGCGACATGTCAACCGGCACGAAGCAGTATCGCGCATCGGCGCGCGTAATTAGTTTAGCGTCAGGGTCCCAAAGCACAGAAATGCCGTCATCTACGTCCGCGATGCGCAACTCTTGCTGGAAGGTCGAATCGTCAGCGTATTCAGTCAGAACACGGAAATGTCCGATCCCCGCCGCAACCTGCGTATCAGCGGCACGGAAATACACGCCCGCCGCATCCGATCTGTTTTCAATATACCGGATCATCCCGGCCAGTTTTTCAGCGTTCTCAGGATCGGAAGAATCGTCAACCGGCACCACCTTGATGGATGGGCGCATTTGACGAATATCGCCAGTAACCTGTTGCACAAACTGAGGGATTTGATTCAGAACGAGCGTAGGCCGCCCCTCCTCGTCGCGCTGACGCTTAATCGCGTCGTCCCATTGGCCTTCACCGTCAAGGAAATCCAGATCGTCACGCGCGGCCTCGATGTTGTTGCGCTCGAAGTCCATTGCGCGCGTATAATCATCCCTCACTCGCTTCATGAAATCATCATCAGCGGGCTTGGCAGATTTATATTCGTTCATTCAGTCAACCACCCATCCAGCCATTCGCACGGACAGCGCCGACGCGAAGCGGGGTTTCAATCTTAGTGACCGGCGCAACCGGCTCAGCAAATGTCAGCGCCACCGCGTCCCATTCGTCTGGGGACGAAACGCCGCGTGACCGCATTTTCTCTTTGCTTTCCAGCAACAACCGTTGATTGGAATCGTAGCTATAGCCCGGCGCGCACGCATCGGCCTGCAAAGCGTCAGAATCTGGTATCTGCACCCCGCCCGGCTCGTCCAGCCAATCGCGCGATAGCATCCACATTTCAGCCCGCCTGTTGCGGGGGCCGGGGATTTCATTGCCTTTGTTATCGTATTGTGGATCACCAAATGGCTCGCCACCAAAGTTAACGGCGCGAACAGTATCGGCATAACCCCAGTCAACCAGCAGGTCATAAACGCCAGCACCGATACCGCCAACGTCAACGAACATGCGGTCTGGCCTGTCTGTATCAATCACAGACCTGCACCAATTCGCCCCGGCCACCGTGTCCAGCTTTGCCCGGCTTTCAATCTTGCTGACGCAACGGCCTTGTCGCCACGCCATCGAAAAGCGGTCATCGCCAAACCGCGCAGGGTCCACGCCGATAACCAGCGATCCAATACCCTGCACACTTGTCTTGCGGGCCTTCAAAATCTGAGCGGGCTTGATGAAGCTGTCATGCCCTGTAGTTTGGAATGCCTCGCCAGCCGTCGCCGGGTATTCCTGTTTGAACAAAAGCGGGTCTTTCAATTCAATGATCTTGGCCCGACGCCAAGCCATTTGCTCATTGTCAAGTCCGTGTGCTTGCGCGTATTCCGCTTCTTCCGCATCGAGCACAAAGCCGGGCGAGACGTGCTTGCGGTATTCCTCCTGCCAGAACCACGGGACGAATATTGCAACGTAATCCCCAATCCCGCGCTCGGCGTCCTGCCACATCTGGTGAAACAGGTTACCCATGCCGTTCGCAGTGCTTTCGAGAATAATCTCCGTCCCGTCCTCGTTCGGAACAGCCTGCAACACACCCGATGCGTGAGTTTGAGCGTGCGGCCAGAACGCGACCTCTGAGCCGTGAAACAATTGAATGGTCGACGACCGCCCCACCCCCTTCGTTCCCGCCGTCCCAACCTTGTAGCCAGAATCAAGCCGGTCGAAGTGCAGTTCCTTGGCGTTCGCTGCGCCAGTAGACGGGCGAACAAGTGATGGACAATTCTCATGGAATCGGTTTGCCATCTCAAAGAGATTGGCCGTCGCCGCGTCCTCGTGCGTCAGAATGAAGGTTCGAACCCCCTTCGCATGTGAGGTGCGATGATAAAACCTGCCGCCAACATAGGTTGAGCAGCCCTGTTGTCGGCCCTTCAAGATTAGAGCGCGCACCCTGGCGGATCGTTCTAACTGTTCCTCAAGCCTGCCGTGAATGAACCGTTGTGCCCTGTTCAGCTCTAACGGCGCGACCTGCCCGCCCTTCGTCCTGATCTTAAGGCACTTCCGAGAGTAATGCTCAAAGTCACTCTTGAGCCGCAGGCGGATTGTCCGCTCGCGCGTCGTCAAGCTCATCTAGAGCATCCTCATGGGTTAGCGACACTGCGCCGCTATGTTCAACCGCCGCCAATTTGGCGTGCAGGTACGGCGCGGCTGCCTTAGCTGCGTCCATCCGAACATCTTCCGGCCTCGACTCGTCGCGCAAAATCCCAAGCATGTAATCGAGCGGGCTTATGCCGCCCTCTAGCGCCTTCTTGCGGGCCTCATCGTTGAATTGGTTGGGCTTGCCCTTGGGGCGGCCAGCACCCGGCCTCGCGCCACCTTGCGCCATTCGATGTTCCTTGAATTTTTGAAAGCTTTTCTTGCCACGATGGTCTAGGTGGCTGGATTCGAACCAGCGGCCTCCCGCTTCCAAGGCGGGCGCGCTACCGGACTGCGCTACACCCAGAATTGGCTCTCTCTCTGGCCGGGCGCTACTCCGGCGGGCATTTTGAGACGGTCAGCAACCAAATGGCTTGTACCGACGAAGCCAGATAATCTCGCGCTCAGCGCCCTCGCAGTCGGCAATCTTGCGGCGGCTCTCACTTCCGCGTCAGAGAGAAACTTGACTAGCCGCGCTCATTAGAGCGTGACCGTATGCTATCCATACACTTGGCAGGACAGACCGATGGAGCCGCTCGCCGGAATCGAACCAGCAAACCTTGCCTTTATATCCGTCACATATTCCGCCTCGCGCTCGCACAGCACGACCTGAAAGCCCTTGTTTTGCGC